GATGTATATTGCATAGTAGCTCCAGCTAATTCATAAAAAGTTGTAACACTTACATTATAACTAAAACTATCCCACATTACTAATTCATCTAATGGCAATTCTTTTACCCCAGGTTTACTACAAAAAGCTGATATAGGTGCTCTCCACCATAGACCACCATCTTCCATTAAGAAATGAAACATCGGAACTCTGTTTGGAATAGAACTAAAACCAAATACTCCTACTTCAAAATATTTATCGTGTGAATCTTTTTGATCTCTTAGGTAGTTGCCTCTTACCCAACACTCTATCACTGGTATGTTTGCGTTTAAATAAGCCATAGTTTACCCTCATTTTATGTTACCCCAATTTGGTCCTGATTCATAGTCAACCTTATTAGGAATTTGTAGTTTAACAGCCGTCTCCATTATTTTTATAATGTCCTTAGAGTTATCGTTTTCTCCAAGAGGAATAGATATATCAAGCTCATCGTGTATCTGTATATGCGGTGTGATGCCTTCCTTATATAGTTCTAACATAGCTTTTTTAGTCATGTCTGCAGCGCTACCCTGAATTAATTTGTTTAATGCCTTGTAAGTAAAAGCTCTACGATGACCATTCTCATGCCAATAGTTTTTTTGTTTATTACCATCTTTGTCTTTAATAAATTCTCCTTCTTCATCTTTCATAAACTCACCCATTGCTTGAAGCTCTAACATTCTTTCATGATCTTGTGCAGGTACAAACCTACCCCAGTCACTGCCTTTTAATATAGGTTCGTATTTTGGAAATCTACATTTCCTATTTAAGATAGTTTTAATTCTACCTTGATCTTGAGCAGCACTCATTAATTGATTTGTTAATTGTTTTACAAATGGAACTTTACCATGATAGGTATCAAATAATTCTTTAGCTTTGTCTTTAGATACACCAAGTTCTGCTTCTAGTTTAGCTTTACCCATTCCATAAAACAAACCTAAGTTAATTACTTTAGCTTGACCTCTTGGAATTTTAGCCATGTCAGCAACAGTCTGATGAAAGTCTGCTTTTGGATCAGTGTCATATGCATCAGCAATTTTATTAACTGAGGCTAATCCAAATCTTAATGCATACTCTGTAACTAATCTTGGTTCCTGTTGCGAGTAGTCAAACGTACCCCACTTGCAACCTTCTTCAGGTAAAAATAAACTTCTTATCAATGGTCCTGTGTTTGGGTCCTTAGCTGGAATTTGTTGTAAATTAGGATTAGAATAACTAAACCTGCCTGTAACTGTTCCTCCATCATCAGATCTAATTTGATTTATCTCTGCATGAATTCTACCATTATGTTCGTGTCTTAAAATTGTATCAATAAATGTTGTATTAACCTTGTTTATTTTTCTAGCTTCTGCTATCATTTTAATTACAGGATGCTCATGATTAGAAAGGAAATTTTTTGTAAATGAAGGTGCACCAGTTTTTACAGTTTTTTCAAAAGGTAGTTTCAAATGTTCAAAGACTTTTTGAATACTACGTGCAGCCCATATTTGAGTTTCTACTCCTGTCTCTATTTTTACTTGGTGGATTAATCTTTCTTCTTGTGTTGTTAATTCTTTTTTTAATTGATTGGCTCTTGTCACGTCTACCCGCACCCCTAGGAAACGCATATCAACTAGGCAAGGAAAAAGATCAGTCTCCAGATTAAATATATCTTGACAATCATCTTCTATTAATAATTTTTTTGCATGTTGCCAAAGTTTAAAAGTTAGTTCAGCATCTTTTTCAGCATAAGCTCCTACTTCACTTGCAGGTAATTTCCACATCTCTGCTTTTGGATCAAGCCCTCTTGACTTAGCTGCTTCATTCAAAGCTTTTTCATTCTTACCTTCGTTAAGATAATGCCATGACAATGCATTTAATGTATATGCAAATCTATTCTCATCTAAGACTGAACATGCAATCATGGTATCTACGATTAAACCATTGATTTTTATATCTAAATTACGTATCCAACATACGTCATACATTGCGTTATGAAATATTTTTGTAGCTGGACATTCACAAATATCTTTAAACCATTCTAAAGTTTTAGCTCTATTCATGTTAGGTCCTTCACCATGTGCTATAGGAAAATACCACTTGTCATTAAATGTAGCGACAGCAATACCAACAACTTCACCTACTCCTGTAACTGCACCAGATCCTTTTGATTTTAAATTTGGATCACGTGTTTCTAAGTCAATTGATATCTCATCATAACTTCTTAGATCAGGATATTCTGTGGGCTGTACCCATTCGGTTTGTGTTAAGTATTTAGGTATTTTCATTTTTCTAATATGTATTTCTTTTCTACTAATTTATTTAATTTATCTTTATTACTAAACGCAAACAAAGCTGCCTCATAGCTATGTGGAAATATTTCCCAATCAACTAATCTACCATAAATTTCTAAACGAAACTCGTGTTTATTTATGGTAATATTTTTTGCCTTAAAATTTCTGTTAGGCATTATTTTTTCTTTTTGTCTTTCATTGTTTTAATTTCTAATTGACAGTAATGAATTATCTTTTCTAAGTCTTGTATCCCCGCTTTGTTTAAGTAACGACAAACATATTTTACAACACATCCTTGAAAGAAAGATAGACCGTTCTTTGAAATAAATTCATAAGGCTGAATGGTAAAGTCTTTGTAGTGAGATCCCCCAATTTGCTTGTCTTGTGGAAATATATTATCCCAATCATCTTTATGCGTCATAGTTTGCTTCTCTTTTTTCATATAATTTTTTTAAATTTTTCAAAAACCCCTCTTCCCATACCCAGAATCTATCAGTATATGATTCCATATTACCTGGCATTCCAACATAAGAATATGAACGATCTTTTTTAATCCATGATCTAGGTATCCACATCTCAACAGGGTCTAAAAACTTTTTAAATTTTTTGTATACTCTATTATACTTTGTGCTTTTAACTTTATTTACTTTTATTAAAACAGCTTTCGGTGTTTTTCTTAATACATCAAATTCAATTTGTCTGTGAAAAAATGTACTCATAGCGGATACTCCTTTATTTTCTTTTTAGCTTTCAGTTTATATAAATTATTTCTTGCTCGTGTTACTCCCACGTACCACACTCTATGCTCTTCATCTTGTTTGTCAACACTTAGGCTAATACTTTTCTGTACTTTAGCACCTTGGTGTAAAGATAGTATTACATTATCTTCTTCACCACCTTTTATTGCATGAATAGTCGACAACCATATCCTTGCATTTTCATAAAGTTTTTCACCCCCAGAAATTATATTTCGAATGTAAAGTATTTCTTTCTGATCAGCTACGAAAATATCATACCAATTTTTTTCAGGATCCCAATTACCATTGGGAATATATTCTCTGACATCATTGATTTCTTTTTCTTCAAGCTTACCTTCTCTTATCCATTTAGTATAAGCCATTGCTCCATTATAAATACCTACGTTAAAACTTTTACCTTTGTTACTTTGATAATAAATATTTTTACTTTTAAGTTCTTTCATTATGTCTAACAAATTGCTTTTAGTTCTTGTTAAGATTAACCACTTACCTTTTGTAAGATCTACTTGTCCTAAATTATTGATGTGAGACGCAAAGCCCTCTTGCGCCCTTGGCAGGTATTCTTTGTGTTTCCTGATGCCTGATATACGACTCACTGCTATTTGAGATTGTTCTTGCACTGCTTTTGATACTCTTCTCGAATACCTTAAAACACGTTCATTTGCAGGCTCTTTTATAAATCTGTTAACGTCAGCTCCAGCCCAAGCGAATATAGCTTGGTCGTCATCGCCAGCTAAATACATATCATCACAGTTCTCTCTTAACTTATCATACAGTTGCCATTGTAATGGAGACAAGTCTTGTGCTTCATCAATGAAGATAGCTTTTAATTTAGGAATCTTACCTGAGTTTATAACTTTTTTAATTAGATCATTAAAATCTAATAGATGCATTTTCTTTTTATATTCTTGTAGGTTTATGTAAATATGATTTAACGTGTCCCAACTTTCTATATCTTTTCTATCATGTTCATTAAGATTAAATTCTTCTCGTAGAGGTATATCTTTGTTAATAGATCTTTGTATCATTTGAAAGTAAGGATTATTACAAGTTAAGAAATGTGTCTGTTCATCATTATACTTATCATTAAAGTTAACTCTTACATTTAACTTCTTACCCAAAGCTTCATAGTGATGTGGTTGAATGATAGCGCTTTCATTTAAATTTAATAAGTGAAAACAAAATGCGTGAAGTGTTTGAAAATATGGAACTTGTTTTTCATCTACACCAATTCTATTTCTAGCTTCTTTCGCTGCTTTCTTTGTGAAAGCAAAGTAACCTATCTTGTGATAAGGTGTACCTGTTCTTACATAAGCATTAACTCTTCTAATTAATCTAAAAGTTTTACCTGTCCCAGGTGGACCATATATCTTAATAGGTTTTTTCATTAAACAATATTCTGTTTATCTTCTATTGCTATTTTTTCCTCTGGTATCTCTTCTTTCATCAAATCATCTGCAGGCATTTTTATACATCTAACCGGTGGGAATGATTTTTCACTTTCACCTTTTGGAAATCTTTTTTGAAATCCAAACTCAGCTTTGAAATGACTTTTAATTAGAGTTGCAGTTCTTGGTC